AGAGATGCACAAGCAAGCAGGGTACAAAAAGCGCGTTAACGGTACGGATGTAGCGCTTGGGATGAAATCACAGATTATTGGGGTATCACTCAAAGACAATCCACACAAAGTCAGGGGTAAAGCAGGAGAACTTATCTTCTTCGAAGAGGCAGGTTCGTTCTCAGGACTATTGACTGCGTGGGAGATAGCTATGCCTACCATGAAACAGGGATCCAAAACCTTAGGTACTATGATAGCCTTTGGTACAGGTGGTGAAGAGGGACATGGCTTCGAATCACTAGAAGAATTGTTCTATCACCCTGAAGCATACAACTGTTTAGCCTTTGAAAACGAATGGGATGCAGGTGCTATTGGTACTACATGCGGATACTTCGTCCCAATCTACCAGAACCTGGATGGGTTTATGGATGAAGATGGGAACTCACTAATAGAAGATGCTAAACAGTTTGAGGAGGATGCAAGAGAAAATAAAAAGAAAGCCAATGACCCCAAAGCACTCGATCAATACACAGCAGAGCACCCTTTCACCCCACAAGAAGCGACGCTACAGACAACAATTAACGTATTCGACGTCACGTCGCTTAAGGAGCAGTACAATAGGGTCAAAGCGCATAACCTGGAAAAGGAAGGCACTGCGGGCATACTCTATTACAAAGGAGAAGAGATAAACTTCCGCCCTGACCCGTCGATCAAACCAATAACGAAGTTCCCACACAGGAAAGATGACAACTTAACTGGGGGTGTAGTCATATACCAAAACCCTTGGAAAACAAAAGAGGGTAATATCCCACATAATCTATACATCATTTGTCATGACCCGTATGCCCAGGGGAAGTCAACAACCAATCAGTCTCTTGGGGCTGCATATGTAATTAAACGACCCAATAACCTGTCAAAACCAGACGATATTATAGTAGCTAGTTATGTAGGCAGACCCGAAACACAGGATGAATTCAATAGAAACTTATTCATGCTGGCTGACTACTACAACGCTAAGATCGGATTTGAGAACGACAGAGGTGAGCTAATAGCCTACGCCAAACGCTACAGAAAACTGCATAAGCTGCAGGAGGAGTTTGAGATGTTGGACAAGAGAGAACTCCGATCAAGAAATGTTAAACGCCAATACGGTATGCACATGACAGAGCAACGTAAGCGGCAAGGAGAGCTCTATATAAGAGACTGGTTAATTTCCCCACGTAGTTCGGATGAAGATGGGAATGTAAGGCTTAACTTACACGAGATTTATGATGTCGGATTATTACAGGAACTAATTAAGTTTAATCACAAGGGTAACTTTGACCGTGTGATGGCGTTTATGGTGGGCATGTATCATACGAGAGAGCTATATAATAAAGAGGTGGTGGAAACCATAAACGATATGTCCCAGAACGAGTGGTTCGATCTAAACTATAAGTAAATTTTATACTTTTACAGGAATGTACGGAGCAGCAAAAATACCGCAGCAAAGACTACCGTTAAGCAAGAAGACTAAGAAGTGGAGAGAGGAGTGTGTAGATGCTTTTATCAATATATCCAAGTTCGGATTGAGTGAGAGACGCAGCAATCTGAAAGCTTTGTATGACTACTACAACGGAGAAGTTGATGAAGCAGATTACAGATACGTAATCAAACCATACGGAAAAAGCAGGGAGAACTTCCCATCCAAGCTTAGGAATTACCCAATCATCAAGCCTATCATAGACTTGCTGCTAGGAGAAAAGTCCAAGAGGCCGCTCAACTACACAGTTACTGTCAAGAATGCAGATAGTGTTAGTTTAAAAGAGAAAGCTAAAAAGCAACAGATACTGCAGGCAGTAGAATCTATGTTCCTTCGTGAGATTGCAGAGCCTAAGAGCCTGGAAGATCAGCAGAAACAAGAACAGCAGCCTATGCTCCCAAAGGAAATAGCAGAGCAGTTCGAACGTACGTATGTAGATGATAGAGCCATAAAAGGGCAGGCAGCTATAAACTACATCATGTATGAGCAAGAGATATATGACAAGTTTCAGAAGCAGTTCTTCCATTTCCTGGTGTCTGGGGAGACATACTCACACAAAGGAGTAAGACGCAAAGAACCTTTCTATGATGTAATCAATCCTATTGACATTGACTACGACAAAGACCCAGATGTGGAGTTTGTTGAAGATGGGGATTGGGCTATTGTGCGTAAGTATGCACACGCAGCTACAGTAATTGATAACTTTGGGGACTACTTGACTGAGCAACAGTGCTTAGAGCTAGAAGATCCAAAGCACCAATCAGTTGATACGTACCTGCTTTACAGGTCTGAGGCTACAGGGTCAGGAGACAATGTATACAGAAACAGGCTTGTTGAAGTAGTTACTGTATACTGGAAAAGCCGTAAGCGTATTGGATTTGTATCATACTCTGACCCAGTAACCGGTATGATTGAGGAGTTTGAAGTAGATGAAAGCTACAAGCTGACTGAAGAGATGAAGCAGAATGGGGCTAAGATCAAGTGGGAATGGGTTAATGAAGTGTGGGAAGGAACAAAGATTGACGGTAGGTTCTTCATAAAGATGAGCCCTGTACCCAATCAGCGTACGTCTATTGACAATCCATCAATATGTAAGCTCCCAATTAATGGGTTCAAGTACTCTGATATCAACTCGAATAATATATCCCTGGTTAGTTTAGGTATCCCATTCCAGATTAACTACAATATCTTCAAGTATCGTATGGAGCTTGCTATTGCAAGGTCTAAAGACATCATTGCGCAGTTCGACATCAACATGATCCCCAAAAAGTGGGACCTGGATAAGTTCATGTACTACGTAGAGGGTACAGGTATTGCATGGGTTGACTACAACAAAGAAGGTATACAGCTATCCCCGCAACATCAGTCTGTATTAGACATGTCCATCAAGACAATAGAACAATATGTTCTGCTGCTTGAGACAACAATACAAGAATGGGAGAAAATATCTGGAGTAAATAGACAACGTCAGGGTAGCGTAGGTGCGTACGAAGGAAAAGGTGCATCACAACAAGCTATTGTACAATCCTCACACATTACTGAGGATCTATTCCGCAAGTTCTCACGCTTCGAACAAAGAGAACTGCAAGGTTTACTTGACTACTCTAAAGAAGCTTGGATATCTGGGAAGAAAGGTATGTACGTAATGCCTGATACTACTACGCAGTACTTGGATATTGACTCGCTTGGGCACATGGAGTCCGAGTATGGAATCTTTATGTCTGATGCAGGTAGAGACCAAGAGAATATCCGTCAGGCTAGAGAGCTGTCACAAGCTATGATACAGAACGGAATGCCGGCATCTGCAGTATTGGATCTTATGGATACCGAGAACTTTACTGGTATTAAAGAGAAGCTTAGAAAAGCAGAAGCCGCTAGGCAAGAACTTGAACAAGCGCAGCAACAAGCTCAACAGCAGCAGGCTCAGCAACAAATGCAAATGCAACAGATGCAGATGCAGGCTGATATGCAAGAAAAAGATAAGGATAGGCAAAAAGATATTGAGATTGCTCTTATCAACGCAGAGGCTAAAGATCAAACCAATAGATTGAACATAGACCTTGAGAAGATAGTCAGAGACTACGATATCAAGGAGAAAGAGCTTGAGCTAAAAAGAGAAGCACTTGATAAAGAAGGGGACACTGAGCCAAATGGGGAGTAATGGATAACGCAACTAGACGGGCATTACTGCAGAGACACAGACAGTCTGGATTTCCCGGATCCATAATGGATGTGTTCAGGGCGTACGAACAAGGTGTCGATTTAGTGGGGCAGTATATGCAGCAGCAAATGCAGCCACCCCCAGTACAAGTTGCAAGAACACCAGAAGAACAGCGGCAGGGGCTAAGACCAGCACATCAGGCAGGGAACGTAAACCAGAGTATGGCTTTCCCAAATATTGCTCCTAATACTCCATTCAATACGGTTGGGATGAAAGCCCCAATCAACATAGATAAGTATGATGAGCAAGGACATTTGGTAGAATCATACAAAAGTGTTCCTCCTGGTGTGCGAAATCTCCCAACAGGACCGCATCGTGGGACAGTGATTGAGACTCCTGCTAATATGCAGTCAGGGGGACGCAGACTAAAGAAGGATGCACTAGAGATGTTCCCTGCATTAGAAGCATTAGGGGATGTCAAAGTCAAAACCAGTAAAAGGTTTACCAAAGAGAAAACTGGAATAGGAGACATAGAATACTTTGCTCCTGGTCAAGAGCAAGTTACCTACCCTACTGGTGAAGTATTCAAGCACCCAGGATCAGACAAAAAGCATGCTGTATTAGTAAATCCTGATACAAATAATGCACAAAGTGTAGCATTAGACTTATTGCACGGTCTCTCAAGTGTAGACCCTGAGTACAAGTCTATGGTCGAGGCATTTGGGAATAGTCTAGACGAAGAAGAAATTAAATATTGGTATGACCAAGACGTAGAGAGCGGATTGGCCATGGATGGATACGATCAGTTCCGACAGAACTACGTTGACGGTAAGATTCGTAACCTATTATTTGAGGGAACTCCAGAAGACTTTAAACAAGCTAGGTACAATCCCGATGAAAAAACTTATATACAGCTCACTAATCCTGATGCGTTCGAACAGTTCCAAAGAATAGAGCAGCATCTAAAAGGTCATAGAAAATACCAGTCAGCAGGAGAAGTTAAACCATACAGGGCTACGAGCAAGGAAGATTATAGATATCGTCAGAGGATGTATGACGATAGCTTAAACCATCATCTAGCTACTCTTAAGCAGATAGAGCTTATGGGTCAGAAAGAAGATTTTCGTGGTTTTGGGCCACAGGTTGCTGATAAACCTAGTGACTATCAACAACCTTGGACACTAGATCACCTAAAAAAGAGAACAGCAGAAGGTCGCAATTGGAGTTCCCTCGAAGAGGCTATGGATGATGGTTATCCTTTTTTCGACGAACTAGACGAAGAGCTTTATAAATACTATATTAACGACTTAGGATTCTCAAAAGATGTAATAGGTCTAACAGGGTCTCCTGACGTTTTTTCTAGTACGATAGAACCTTCGTACTCGTATTATGATGGGTACGCACAAAGTCCATACTACCCTGCACCTAAACAACCGATTGCACCCTTTAATGAAATACAACGGCTAAAACCTCTAGGTTTATCAGGTTCAACAGTCCAACCTCTAGCTGAAAGAGATATCATTAGAAATACTCGAGAGCTTCCAAAACCTGGGAAACAGCCAGAATTAATAATGCGCACTAACCAGGGTATGCGTACAGGTCAAGAACCTAACTACTACAAGGTGTGGGACGATAAAGGCAAGCAGTGGTCCACACGACCTGTAGAACCGGAAGAGTTAGATAGGTATCGCAGAAAAAATAAAAGAGTAGAACCAATAGTAACCCCACCGATATCCTTTAAAGATGGCGGTCCTAGAAAGTTTCAAGGTGCGGGGTCTGTGACAAAGGACAAAGTAAACTGGTATGACACCATAGATTTTAGAAAGTGGGGACTGCAAGACTATGGAGATTCAGGAACGTTCAACAGTGCATTTAAAGACGCACGTGAGTCTGGGGCAGACGAGTTTGTATGGAAGGATAACAGATACACTACAAAACTAGCTTCCAAGAAAACGGATGATCTGTACGAAGACAGCAAAGAGTTTATTTCTAGGTACATAAATAAAGCAGATTACCCAACAGGGCTGCCACCCTACATGGACATGTTCCAGTGGCGTGATTTTGTAGCTGACTCTGTTGGTAACGATAATTCCAATGCATATTACGACGCATATTTTAAACCAGAAGATACATCTAAGGTCCCACTTACACCACATAGAAAAAAATACTTAGCAGAAGAAGGACGTAAAGCTGCTGCTAAAAATATAGACGACCCCTTCTATTTTTCTATAACTGAACAGAAGGGAGACTTAAAAGAAGAGGGGCACGTAGATAAAAGCAGAGCAACTCAAGTGTACACTATGGGCCTACCTAGAATGTTTATATACAACGATCCTAACCAGAAAGGGCTAGGTACCACCGCTGTACATGAGCTAGCACACAAAAATTTGCAATCAGGAGAAAAGCTTTGGGATCCGGAGCAAAGAGGAGTCCCTTCGCAAAAAAAGCTGATAGACAACATAAAGGAGATAGGTACACAGTACTACGACGGAATCAACACTGTAGAGGACTTTCAATATCTAACAAGACCTTCAGAAGTAGAGGCTAGAAAAATATCAACTCTATACTACTTAGAAAAGGAGAAAGGTAAAGACATCTTCAAAACAAAAGTAACCAGAGACGATCTGGCTAAAATGAGAGACGATGAAAACTTACCATACGATATAGGCCAGCTTCTAGAGATTTTTAAGTTTCACGAAACAGAGTTGCTTGACTATTTAAATAATCACATTGCAGAACAGAAAAAACGAGGAGGTCCTAGAAAGTTTCAAAATGGAAGCTTCGCAGATAGGAACTATCTACCACCGATAGCTCAAGCGATAGAAAAAGCTGGAGGGTTCGACCAATACCAAGCTAACTTTGCTCAAGCAGAAACGTTAAGGGACTTAAACTCACGCCCAACTATTTCTCAGGGCACCTTCGATGTAGATGAAGCTGGAAATATTGTAGAAGACAATCCGTCTTTCTTGGAGATGGCAGCTAATCCGATGGCCACCGCTAGAACATCACTTGACCCCTCAGTAGAAGGACGGCCTTCGCGGGTAGAGTTTGATCAGGCAAAGGCCAGAGGAAACATGGCGGGGCAGATTGCAAATGATATGGTAAACCCTGCAGCCTGGGTAAACTACGGAGTCAATGCTGTAAGGGATTTAAGTCAAGGTAATTTTGTGGGGGCAGGGCTAAATGCATTAGGTGCTATTCCTGGAATACCAGGAGCAGTAGGTGTTGGTCGCACAGCGATAAAGTACGGCCGTAACCCATATCTGTTAAATGCAAACAGAGCTAATAAATATGACTTCCATAGTATTGGAGATAAACCACACTTCTGGAGAGGGTACGAAACGCCCATAACAGATCCCTCAAAACTCTCACCCAGTTCTAACTTTGGAGGTTATCTAGATGATCTACGAACTGCAGAAAGACTTGCTGAAAGACCAGTTGCACAACAAGGACGAGAAGAGTCTCGCGCTTTATTTGGTGAATTTCCTGCTGGAAAAGAAGCTAATGATTTTGCCGGTACAGTATTTAAACGTATGGACGAGGCGGCGAGTGATGCAAGAACTGCCTTCAATCAAAGACACGCTCCCTTCTTAGGAGACGAAATAGGACGAGGCGCATATGGAAGAGTTTCTCAGTTTAAAAATAATCCTGACTACGTCTTTAAGATAGGAAGGTCTGAAGGAGCAAACGCTAAACCCAACTTCCTGCGTGCGTTAGAACCGTTCCAGAACAGAAGTAACATTGCGACGCCCCTTCAAAAGGCAAACTTCCCACTTAAAGATCCCCACTTTGGAATTCGGCAGGGTACTGGAGAAGCACTTGTAATGCGCAATCTAAACTCTCCAACTTTTGGAACACAACAATTTGCAGGATTAAATGCAAGACAGGCAAAAGCGTTACAGATAAAAACTGCTCGTCAGCTAAGAGATGCGGGAATTGGATTAGATTTTGCAGCAGATGCAGGAAACCTTGCTAGCAGCAACGTAAGTCCAAATCTAACCAACTTCTTTGATCTACACTACCGTCCAGGACTTCAGCACGATTCTCGCTATTTAGCAAATCAATACCTACGTAAAAAACTAGGGGGCCCTAGAAGATACCAGTCTGCTGGAGGTCTTGAGTTTGGTCAGACAGGACCTGACTTTGAAACGTATGGACCCGGACTTAGAATAGACGGAGAAACCTATCAAGCAAGTAGAAATACAGGAGCTACACGTATACCAACGTTTAGTGATGGGACACAAAGACCAATACTTCTTGGTGCTGCTGAAGTATATAATGAACCTATAAATAGTGTACCGGATGGGCATACACCTGAAACTAAAGCACTTGCAGAAGAAGGAGCTAGAGGTGTAGCAGAACGACGTAACCAAGCTGCAGGTATGGGACTAGCGGCTGTGGGAGACTTCTTCTCCGCTGCACAGAGATATGGAGTGTCTGCTCCGCTAGCATTAGCAATGGGCAAAACACCTAATTTGAGCCCTACGCCACTACTAGATAGAGCTGTTGGTGCAGAAAGCCCTAATGCTTTCCCATCAGAAATACTTGGAATACAAAATCCGTATGGGGCTACAGCTACTGATATACTAACCGATCCTATGGCTGCTCTTTCTTTAGCTGCATTAGGGAGACAGGGAACTAAAGCGGGTCAAAACTATTTATTAAAAAGGCAACTCAAAAAGGAGATGGGTAGCGGAGCAGCATCGCTTGACCCTAACAAATTAAAATTCGAGCAAGCGATTAAGCGTTCTGGCGAGTTAAACAATCCCAGAATATACACTATAGAAGATCAACTTGCTTTCCAAGACGCTGCTGTAGCATCAGATGTAGGAATATCAGACGCGTTTGGAGCGGTAGGGAAAGAGTTTTACAGCCCTGATGCAAAGAAACTCTACAACATGACTCCTGGTGTTGTAAGAGGCGCAGTTGATGAAACACTTGGACTATATGGTGGAAAGCAAGCCGCTAACGTATCTGCAGATCTGGCGGCACAAAACCAAGACAGAATTAGATCTGTAGTATCGGGTTTGTATTCCAATGCAGATGATGCTGCTGTAAACGCAGCTAACCAAGAACTCAGGCTCCAACATATGTCGGCAAGTTCAGTATTAGATCCTAATTCAGCGCAACTTCCATTCAGACCAGTATCAAATAGTTCTAATGCAGGTGAGGATATTGCAGACAGATATCTTTCTACACTTAGAGTAAGAGCAAAAAATCCTCCTAATGTATCTCTGGAAACTAGAGACGATAACGTACTTGGTGTCTATCGAGATATAGGAAAAGAGCTCAAGGTAGCAACACCATCACCACTGCAGGCTGATATGAATAAATTCTTGTTTGGTGCGCAGTCTACAGCTAGGCATGAAGCGGGACACCACGTTGTAACTCATATGACTCCACTGCAAGTAGAAGAGTTAAACAAAAAACTCATCTCCCCAATAACTAGAGATGCTCAGTACACGGGTATGCCTCACAATGATTATCTATTAAGCTCGAGGGGTTCAGAAATACAAGCAAGAGCTTTAGAATCAAGAGCTCACTTTATGAATAACTCTAACATGCCTGGGACAGACTTGTACAGCTTGAAGGGGATAGAAGATGCGATGAATAAAGTTGGAAATGATCCAGCTTTTGCAAAAGAGTTCTTGCAAGAAGCTAAAAGACTCCCTGGAAGTCAAACCAATGAGATATTCGACGTCATGAAAGTAACAGGAGACGATATTACAGATGCATTGAACTATCTCGACATAATGAAATACGCCACTGGTATTACAGGTGTAGGATACGGCATGTCTCAAGCCGCAGGCAACACTCAGTACAAAAAAGGTGGGGGCCCTAGAAAATTACAAAGTGCGGGGGAAAGACGAGTGCGTACAATGGGGATGCCAGGCATAGTAGATGTCATAAGAGAAATGCCAGAAGACGATCCTGCAAAGTTTGCTGACACTGCAGGCACACTCTTTAACTTGGAATGGAACAACTCTCCAATGGCACAACAAATGCTCACGGACAGCTATATGAGATCAAACAGAGCATCAGACAAAGGAAATATTTTTTATGCATTGGACTTGTGGGGAGGCGGCGACCTGCTTAATCGATACATTGCTAAGGATCAAACAAAACAAAGAACCAATGAAAGAAATAAGAACGTGCTTAGTACATCTTACGACCCAGTTTCAACCGAGGATGAGTTTCTAACCATGTTAGGAAGAGACGACACATCAATACGAGCATTTTTTCGACCGTCGACTAGCAGTACTTCATATAATCCTTACTATAGTGGCAAACTTACTGACAAACTTTTAGGAACAGGAGTCCATGAAAGATCTCATGCTTCCGATAGAAGTGTATTCCCCTCGGCAGATGTTGATATGATGCAGGGATTTAGATCCTCAGACGAGAGAGGGGGAGAGGTGGAATGGACTACAGATGCATATAGAGAATACGTACAAAAACCTACGGAAACTAGAGCACGTATAATGGACATAAGACGGGATTTGTACAACAGAGGAATAGATGTATTTAATTCTCCAGTAACAAAAGAGCAGTTTGATAACTACCTCAAAGATACCGGAAAGAATAATTATCCTTATGGCGAACTTAATACAGGCTACAGTAAGGATGCTATTTTTAAGATGTTGAACACAATAGCCTACGAAGGAGACAATAACGTACCACAAAACGTAGCTAAAAGGGGCGGAAAACGTCACATGCGAAAGTACTTTAAACTACGAAAGTGATATATTATAACAAGCCTGTAAAAAATAATTTTACATTATACAGAAACACATAAACTAAATACATTTGTAATTATGCAGCCAGACGATAAATTAAATATAGAGTCCCTTACCCTAGACGACGTACTGGGTGATGGAGTCGACACAGTAAATGACGTGCAGGACGTTGTTGAAGAAGTTGAAAAAGACGTACAAGATGAAAACGTAGACCCACTAGTGGGAGACGAGGAGGATGATGATGATTATTATGAGCAGCCTGAAGAAGAAACCTACGTTGAAGACGAGTACGAAGAAGACGATGAAGAAGGTGAAGAACCTAGCAGTATCGCCTTTGAGGTAGCTAAAACCTTAGGGTTTGACATAGAAGGAGATTACGAAGACTCAGTAGAAGGACTTACTGAATTTGTAAGAGACCTCTCTCAAAATACTGCAGAGGACCAGCTAAACTCATTGTTTGAGCAGTTCCCCGAAGTTCAGCAGCATCTTGACTACGTAATGGCGGGAGGGGATTCCCGTGAGTTCTTTCAAAGACAGGGACAGCAAGTTGATTATAACTCAATTGCTATTGACGAAGATAACGTTGGTATGCAACGAGCAGTACTAGCGCAGTTCTTGCAGGTAAAAGGACACGACAGTGAATTCATACAGGATACTATTGATACCTATGAGGCATCAGGTAAGCTGTATGGGAATGCTGAGAAAGCAAAGGCACATTTAGCAGAGCTTCAAGAACAGGAGCAGCAAATGATGATGGAGCAACAACAACAACAATATCAGCAGTACCAACAAGAACAACAACAGTTCTGGAATGAGGTAGCAGAAACTATCGAATCCGGAAATGAATTTGCTGGGGTAAGAATCCCAGACAGAGAAAAATCAAACTTCTTCGATTATATATCTAGACCCGTAGGAAGTAATGGAGAGACTCAAAGAGAACTCGATTACCAAGAAGCAGGTACAGATATCAAGCTAGCTATAGATTATATGCTCTATAGTGGGTTTGACCTTAACGGTGTGATTGAAAAGAAAGCGAAGACTCAGGCAGCAAGAAATCTTAGAGATAGGATTATCTCTAACGAGGAGAGGGTAAAGAGTGCACGCAAGCAACAAAGGAGATCCTCAGCGGTCGACCTGGACGGCTTAGATCTTGAAAGCATATTCTAAATAAATATTACAACAACAACTTTAATTTCTAAATCATGGCTCTAACTCAAGTACTGAAAACGTACTACAACGACCAGCAGATGACCGACACGAACTCGTTGGTCAATGCGCTTATGGAGAAGCCCGAGGAGCTCTCCCCAATTATTACTCATCTCGCAGGCAGAGAAGAAAAGAAGTTCCCACTGTCCTTCCTTACGGAGGGTGTTGGTAACACTAAG